CCGGAACGTCACGATAGCGCGTAGCGATACCCGTGAATGCCGAGGCAGCCGTCTTGTTGAACGGACCAACCATGAGCATCTTGGGAGTGCCACCCGAAGTCCAGACGCTCTGAACAACAGTCTTCAGCAGGGCTTCCGTGAAGGCACGCTGAGTGCCGTCCGTGCGGGCAGCAGTCGGGGTCGAGCCAACAGTCGGGTTAGCACCACCCGTGCCAAACGAGGTGTTGGAGGTCAACCACGCAGGCAGACCAGCCGTGCGGCGGGCAGTCGTGGTGTTACCAGCAACAGAAGCCTGGTTGGCAAGCAGTGCGCTTTCCATGTCACGCTTCAGTTCAGCGCCCATCTTGGCAAGCTGATAGGTCAGTTCTGAACGACGGCCAGCCTTATCGACGCTCTCAAGAGTGCCGGAGATGATGACGTTCTTCGTGCTGATCTGCGTGTAGTTGCCAACGCGGCTCGTCGGGGTTGTTGCAGAGAACGAGGAAACGTCGTCACCTTCGAGCGCAGCGTTCGAGGAAGAAGCGGCTGCAAGAGCGTCCGTCTGCCATTCGAAATAGGTGTTCTTAACGTTCTCACGGCCAACGTTCGAGATGAACGGAGTTTCTTCCGGCGAGATGTTATAGATGACGTTCGACAGGTCTTCACGGATACCGATAGCCGAGTAACGGGTGAAGGTATTTGTAACAATAGCCATAACTAAAAGTCCTTGAGTTAAATGAGTTTATCCAAAAGTGCAGCCGCATCAGTGATACGACCACTACGCACTAGGCGCTGAGAAGCCCTCTTTACCTCGGTTGAACGACCATTGACCTGTGTGCCATTTGATCCGGGACGGATAACCTTGGATGCCCTCTTTGGCTGGTCCTTGGCCTGTTGGACTTTCGTCTTACCCCGGTCATACAACATGGCTTTGCGGAGAAGTGCGATGTGGCTTGCTTGGCGTAGACCTTCAACGTCTTGTTCGGTCAGACCTTGTGACAATGCCCAATCACGCAGTTCTTTAGCTTCTGAAACCATCGTTTCCTGATTTTTCCACTCTGGGATTACATCAGGCAACTTGGCTCGTTCTGCTTCCACAAAAGCCTGTATGGCTTTCATCTGGTCGGTGGCTTGCTCTTGTGCGAGGCGTTGCTGTTCAGCCTGAATGGCTTGGAAGCGATACGATTGCTCTTCACGAGATTTGCGCCACTGTCGTTCTAACCGCGCTGCCTCAATGGGGTCTTCATTGTAAAGAGTGTCCCAATCAGGCTCCGCACTGGCTTGCTGCATCAATTGCTGCTGGAGCAATGGCAGAAGTTCAGCGTATTGAGCGCGTTCTTGACGGATGGTTTCAGCTTCACCTTGGAACGCTTTACGTTCTTCAGCGAGAGCCTGCGCCTTCCGCGTGTAGTCTGAAGTCCGACTATAGCCATTCCGAAGCTCTGCCAGGGTGACTTCCACTTCTTCACCGTCAACTTTTACCTTGACCGTGACATCATCAGGAAGTTCCTGTGAGGCTTCTTCCTCACCATCATCTTCGTCCAGTTCGGCTTCGTCATCATACTCAGCTTCATCGTCGCCATCGGCTTCAACTTCGCCTTCGTAATCTTCTTCTGCCTCACCCGTTTCCGGGTCTAGCGCCTCAGTTTCGCCTTGGTTATCCTCTTCAGGGCCGAGCAGTTGACTGATGGCTAAGGTTGCTTCGTGGAGGCCGATCCCAGCGGGGTTGCCGACTTGTTCCGTCATATATCACCTTTTTTCATAAATGTTAATTCCTTGCTGCAAGCACTCCTGCATCAAGAATTGCCTGTAGGCGGGCTTTCAAACGCTCTAATCCTTTTAGCGTGTGAAACAGGTCTTGGCGGGCGCGGTCATCACCAACTGGAGATGTGCGCCACTCCATGTAAATGTCGGCTTCAACTTGTGCAAACGCCTCCAGAAGAACTTCATCTTCCAGAAGGCGCTTTGCGTGATTGCCTTGAGCGATAGCTTGGAACTTATCCATCAGATCAGCGGTGTATAGACTGGGTTCGTCATTGCAGCCGGAGCAGCAGGCGCGGCAGCAGCACCACTCACCAATCTGCTGTATTCAGGACGGAAGAACGCAGCCTCTGGTCCAAAACCGTAACGCTCATAATCAGCGATAGAAGGCTGTGCGCGGTAATCCATGCCTGTGCCGAAGCCACCAGTTGTGCCAAACGGGGACACATACGGCACTCCCGTAGTTCCAGCGCCACCACCGCCTCCGCCAAACAGGGTGCTAAGTCCCGAAACACCTAAGCTGCCAAGTGTTGCAAGTTCGGTTAGGCTTAGACCAGTGCCAAGAACGTTATCCTTCTTAGAAGGAGGCGTCTTATCCGTTGGAGTTGTCGGTGTTGTCGATGGAGGCAATATACCAGGCGGAACCGTGATCGGCGGCACAAATGGAGGAACAACAGTCGTTCCCGGAGGCGCAGTCACTGTCAGGTCTGGAGACATAACAACATCTGAAGGCGGAGGCGATGGCGGGCTAACCCCACCAGTTACTCCAGCAACACCAGCAGCGACAGCGGGGACTGTTAGCAAGGCAGGCGGAACGCCAGCGGGAGCCGTTGCGATAATCTCAGGGCCAACCTCAAGCGGAGTTTCTGCTGTAGGCGTTGTAGTTGGAGTTGTCGGCGTTGCCACCCCACCAGTTAGACCAGCAACTCCAGCACCACCAGCAGTAAGCGCCGCAATGGACGGCAAGACAAAGTTTGATCCGCCAGCGGTAACGATAATTGGAGCGGCTTCAAATATGCCGGGAGCGGCTGCACTCAAAAGCCCAGTGCCAGTTCCAGCAGCACCAGCGGTTGTTGCACCAGTTGCACCGACAGAACCAGCCGTTGTCGCGCCAGTAGCGCCAGTTGCTCCCGTTGCGCCTGTAGCACCAGCACCGCTAAGTCCACCTGGCTGCAATAACCCACCGCCTATTGACGCAAGCATACCAGCGGCAATCAACTTCATTGGCGTATCAAACAGAATGCTCGGCTGGTCTTCGAAGATAGGCGAATATCCTCCCCCAATCACATCTGGCTGGGACTGCTCAAATGACAAATCAGCCTTCTTACCAAGCTGCTTTGACAATGCGTTTGACTGTGCAACAAGAGAAGAAATTTCTTCTGGTGTTCTTGCTTCACCAACAACTTGTCCCGTTGCGTTATTCACCAAACGGAATGACTGCCCTGGCTGTGCGGCAAATGCTAGCCGCTCGTTGGCGTTATTTCCGCCCTTATTCTCGCTGCCCAGCAATTCAAACACGGGAACATTTGGGTTCTCAATGCCGAGATTGGCAAGAATGCCAGCCGTCGTGCCGGGAACAATATCACCACCACCGTAAAGAGGAGTGTAGTCATACGCACCAGCGACACGGTTTGTAACTTGCTGCGGTGCTGCTGCCCTTGTCGGAAAGCCACCAGCTTCAATGGCAACAAGCTGGTTGATCTCTTGGTCGCTAAGGCCGAGCGCCTTCAGGGCTTCAATATCAACTGCCATTACATCATTCCTTCTGGCGGAAGTTCAACGGGCATAACCATCTCAGGCTGCATGGGGACGGCGGGAGCGGCCTGCGAAGCCTGAACCACTGCGCGTTCCAGTTCACCCTGCTGCTTCAGAAACTCACGGTCACGCTGCATCAGAGCCTGAATATTGGCCGTGTTCACCTGAGAGCCATACTTGGCTTCGATCTCAGCGGACTTGAGCATCACTTCAGCGTCTAGCTTATCACGCTCACGGTCATCCTTGAGCAGCATATCTTCACGCTGCAATTCAAGTTCGGCAGCCTTCTTCTGAATGTCAGCCTGAATGCTCTGCGCCTGAACCTGTGCCAAGATTGCTTCTGGGCTGGGCGGAGGAGGCGTTGGCTGTGGCGGCTGGAAGTTCTGCGGGTTCTGGAAGAACCGCGAAACATCCTTGAAGCCAGCGATTGCCAGCATCTGCTCAAGCGTGTTGTAATAGCCCTCAAAGTTAACCAGCGGGTTATTCATTGGACCAAGCTGCTGCATCAGCATTTCTTGCTTCTGAGCGATAAGGTTCAGGAAGCCCATCTTCTGCTCATCAGAGCCAGTGCCGAGAGCGACGTTTACCACAACGTCCATGTCGGCATCCCATACGCGGGGATCAATCGGAACCCACTTGTTACGCAGGCGGACCATGCGAGGCTTGTCGTGATGCTTGACCAAGAGGCTCAGAGCCTTGCCCATAAGCGTTTTGAAGCCTGTTTCAGCGAACATACGGCAGATAAGCTCGATATGCTGCTGGGCTGCCGTCACAGTGGCGTTTACAGCCGTTGCAGTGGCTCCGTTCAGTGCGTTAGCGTCAAGACCAGCGGATGCCTTGTTGATGCCTGTGCGGCTTTCCTTCACCTGATCCATATACTCAAGCATCGGGAATGCAGCGTTAGACACGTTAGGTGTAATGAACGGCTGGACAGCGCCTTGCGACTTCATACGGATGATGCCGCCAACTTCTGTGTTCAGAACGTCTTCAATGGACGCCTGACCTTCAACAACACCCATGCGCGGATAGATGGACTGCGCCAAGCTATCGAGCGTGTTCCGCATAATGGAAGACTTGATGCGCTGAATGTCCATCACAACGTCTGCAATCGACATACCGAAGAACGTGTGAGGCTCTGGATCGGGACAGAAGTTGAAGAACGGATGGTCGTCTACAGCTTCGTTATGGAGAAGCTTGTAAGCAGAACCGCCAACGCAGACCTTCCGAAGTTCAGCAATGCCGTCTCCGTCCATGTCAACGTAGAGATACCCTTCAATGTAGAGAACCTTACGGCTTGCTAGGTCCGTCCGGCCAGCGCCCAAGATGGAAGCCTGCGGATTACGGTCAAACGTCTCTTGATTGCCCTCGAAGTCGTCCTGCGTCTCGAAGCCAAGGTTTTCAATCTCATCCTGCTCATAGCCAAGTTGGACAAGCTCAGAGACTGTCATGTAGCGACGATGGCCGATAAACTCGAAGTCATCCATAGACTTGGCGCGACGGTCAATCAGCAACTCTTCAGGCGGCAACGCAGCTACGTTCAGGCGGCCTTCCTTCATCTTGCGGACGACTGTTGCGCTGTAAGACGGAAGCTGAACGACTGTCGCAATGCCTTCAGGTGTCAGCATTTCCGTTTCGGAATACTCAACCTCAACTTCACGCAGTTCAACCTCTGGGTCGGACATGAGAACCATGTAGGCGTTCTCGTCCATCTCCTCGATCTCATACGTCTTGATGGTTTCGCTCTCGTCCCACCAGACTTTGCCGAAGCCGTTCTTGCGAATGAGTGCGTCTTTGAACCAGGCATAGGAATGAGCAAACAGGTTGTTGTCGCGTGTCAAACAGTAGTTGACATAATCCGTTGCCTGCTCTGCGTTCTCAACGTCTTCTGGGCCATTGGGCGCGTATTCCACAACAGTAGAAGAACCAAAGAACACCCGCATAATTGACGGCATGATGGCTTGGACCGTATCGCGGACATCCATCGACACAACACTAGAGCGGCCTTCCTCTTCGTTACCGAAAGGCTCACCCTTGTAATACTGACCAGCTTCCGCACGTTCGGGAGAGATAACGTCGTCGATATACGCTTGAGCGTCATCAATCTCGCCAGCGACGATGCTCTGAAGCTGCTCGTCAGTCATCTCTTCACCTTCAGGCATTTCGGCGCTTACTTCGATGCCGTCGTCCAGCACCATAGCATCATCAACTTCAGACTTTGAAGGCCGCGTGTTTTTCCGAATTGCCATTAGTCTTCACCTCGTTCGGGATAAGCCATCCCGTGCATTTCAAGAGCGCCACGTTTGCGGCTGCTCATTTCATTGGTAATTGGGCCACCAGCAAGCCAAGCATCACAAGTTCTATCACCAGCGCACTTAAAATGGAACAATTCGCAATATCCAAGGTTCGCGGCATCTTGAACGTTCTCTTCGTAAGACTTGTCTTCCTCTTCGCCTTCCATGCCGTATTTGATGCACTCAAGCATCTTTGGCGTCTGGATGAAGGCGGCACAATTCTTGCAACGCATCGTCTTGGCTTCGGGAACGTCTGTTGCCCACATATCAGCCTTATCGGCCCAGAACTGTTTATTAGGCTCTCCAGGATTAGCTGGGCCATAACCAACATTCTTAAAGGCCCAGTTACGAGCCTTCAAGTTTGCCTTGATGTCCTGAGTTTCGATAGGGCAATCCATTATTTGCCCTTCTTCATCTTCTTGCTCATGCCAGCTTCTGACAGTGCAATAGCGATGGCTTGCTTGCGGCTCTTGGCGAGAGGAGCTTTGGCTGGGCCTTTAGGGTTTACGCCAGCATGAAGTGTGCCGCGCTTGTATTCACCCATAACTTTGCCGATCTTCTTGGCGGCTGCGCTGAGTTTCTTCATTTCTTTTTCACCTTTGCAGTTTTAGCAGCGGCTTTGAAAGCAGCAGCAGTTGGAGCGCCCTTTGTTCCAGGCTTACGCATCTTCTCCCCAGAGCCAGCCTTGATCCGCGCCTTCTTGGCTGCGATATTTGCGTATAGACCCATCTTCATTTGGATTTTCCTTTGTTACGGGCTGAAATGGCTTTAGCTTTGGACTTCGCGTCTGTTTTAGATGACGCACCCCACGCTTGCAGCGATAGGAGTAATCGGGTTGGCTTGCCCTTCTCGTCACGCTCTGGTCCCGGCATATTGCCCATACGCGCTAGAAATGATGCCCTCCGAGGATTATCGCCTGATTTAACAGGAGCCTTTAAGTTCATTCCTTCAGCCTTTGCAGACGCACGGCCCTTGGCATTTAGTCCGCCAGATGGGGACTTGCCCTCTTTGCGCTGCCAAGCTGGAGTTTTCATTAAACAATTCCACGGATATTTCGCCTGATAGGCGTATAACCCATTTGTTCTCTATGCGCTATGGCAAAATACCTTGCGGCATCGGCGTAGTGAGATGTCCAATCGTGGAACGGGTGCGTTTGAAATTCTTGGCGCTTTTCGTCGTAGTGCCGACGATACATTCGCAATGCCTCGATGCCCTGCTTGCAAGTGGTCTTGTTGAACCATGAGCGCGGCAAGAGCATCCTAAGCGCCTGTATGCCGTCCATGATGTCCATGCGCGGCGCAACTTCGATATTCCGTAAGCCAAGTTCACCAAGGACTTCCAATCTACTCTTGCCCGTCCCTAACTCTCTTACACGAACATCGTGCGGAAGGTAATGGTTGCCCCAGACGTATGGCTTTTCCTGTAAGTGTTTTACATACCAGTCCAGGCCAACGCCCTCGCCCTTGAGGCAGTCGATCCAGCGCGTCTCACCACCATGCGCCTGGACAAACCAGATCACAGTGCTGTCGCTCATGCCCAAGTCCCACGCAGTATGAACGGGAAGCGCAGGATCGTAAGGCACGTTAGTAATGCGGCCAGCCTGATCCATCTCGGAAAACTCTTTGCCGTAATATGCGCCACGAATAGCAGCCTCAAAGCTGCACTCGTATTCCTGTGCAAACTCTTCTTCGCTCATCATGCGTCGAGCGTCGTTAAGTTCCTTCTCGTCGAGTAGCCCTGTCTCAGATGCCTTGAGCATCAGTCTAGACCAATCTTCGTCGTCCTCTGCGTTCTGCCATAGGTCGTAAAATACGTTCTTGCCTTTTGGCGTCCCGATGAAGATTGCCCAGCCTTTGCGGTCAGACAATGCAGGGCGGATGACTTGCGACCAGACCGTCGGGTTCATATCCCCAAACTCATCAAGAACGCAGCCGTCGAGATAGATACCACGCAGCCGATCTGGATTGTCAGCGCCATAGATGCGGATGCGGGCGTTGTTGTTGGGAAGCTCTATCCATAACTCGGAAGCGTTAATCTTGCGGTCAGGGCCGAAGCATTCAGTGTATTCGAGCAGATAGGACCAAGCGATGTCTTTCGCCTGATTGAGTTGCGGCGCGATGTAAGCGAAGCGTGGGTTCGGCTTAATGCAGCAGGCAGCTTCTTTGATTAGGTCGTTTACGCAGGCAACAGTCTTCCCAGCGCGTCGGTGAGCAACAACGATTGCCCAACGTGTATCGCGCAAGTGAAGCGGCATGAACTGATTGCGCGGTTCATACGGGCTTTCAATGGCTGTTAGCTGGGCGTCTTCCACACTAACGCGCCCCTTACCGCGATGTTGCCTTCAATCTCTGCGTTCACCTGAAGCGGAAGAAGCTTGGGATAGATTGTCCCCCAGAAAACACGTTCATTACCAGCGTTCTCTTTAGCCCATTCAACAAGACGATCTGGTCCACCAAGACGATCAGCAGCCTCTGCAATAACAGACTTAGCTAACCTAGTAGTCTTGTTAGGAACGCCTTTGGGTCTGCCGGGGCCACCAGGATGTCCCTCAACAAACTTTCCATTAGCTTCCATTTTTTTAATGGCGTCTTCCATGAAGCCTATTTCGTATTTGCAGGCTCGTTTGTCAACTTAGCTAGGTTATTAGCTAACAAAGCAGCGCCGCAGTCACACCAAGAACGACTATCGCCCCAACGTGTGACCGCGCAGTTAATGTGATGCTTAATCGTGCTTGAGTGTTCGCATGGACTTTTTAAAGCGTCCGCGTTCGTCTCTATCTGTGTATGTGGCAATTTCTTCCTCCAGAGCTTCAATGCGTCCACCAAGAACTATAGCACAAATGCTATACCCAATGATAAAGCCTGCAAACAGGCCGCCTCCGATAAATGCTAGTTCAATCATTTCACTTCCTCCTTTGTCATTTCAAATGCTCCTCTCCAATTATCTGTTCCGCGATCATCGCTGCGTTGGAATTGCTTTAGATAGCTATCGGGGATTTTGTTGCCCCCATACCATGCTGGTTTTATTTCGTGTCCCCCAAGGCTGCGCGGGCGATGGTGGTTTGGATCGGCGGAATGATGTTGGCGATCTGCCTCAGCGCCTCACGCAGCCGCTCGTTCTCTGCGATTAGGTCTTCGATGCGGTCGGCGGCTTCAAAGCGTTGTGCTTCAATGCTGTCCCAGTCTGTGACGTTGTGTCCTTCAACCAAAATATATTGGTGATCATCTCGCAACATCTCGACCAGCTTTTTATCATCATCGTTTGTCATAGCTTTCCACCCAGTTCCCAGCCGATACGAGCGCAGAACGCTAAAACAGCCGTTGTTAAGGAAAACGCCACAATGGCAATCAAAACATCGTATACTTCCTGCATCTTCTTTCTCCCTTTCATGCTACAGTTACTTTTACGTCATAGGCCCAGGAGATAGCATCAATTTGCTGTTGATCTGTCATTGGGCCGTGAACCCTTCCGCTTTCCAAGATGGCTTGCAGTAAGGCTTTGGCGCTCTCTTGCATCCCGTATTCGTAATGCTTTGGGCTGTCCGATCTGTCAGGCAAGCGGTTAATGGCTGGCGGCTTGGTCTGGCGGATCATAATAGCGTTCTTCACTTCACGATCTCCACTGGCTTGCAGCTTGAGACCAGAACTTTGTCACCTGAGAGCTTCTTTGTGCGCTCGATGACGATTGGCTTGAGCCACTTCAGGCGGAGATAGTCTTTATAGCTGTTCATAGCGACAAATCCCATGCCAGAGCCATTGTCATGCAGAAGCCGATGAAGGCCGAGCAGGCGATGCAAAAGATAAGTTCCTTGGTGTTCATTTCTAATCTCCCTTTCAGTTTCTATTAACGAACCCAGCGTCCGCCGTTGGATGCCTTCTCAGCTTCGTATTCTTTCCAAGCGTTGAAGGCGAAGTTGAATGCAGCGTGTTCAGCGGTTTCAGCGTCGTATGGGTTTTCTCCACCGATCTGGGCGGCAGTGTAGCCACGAGCCTTTGCTGTCTGCTCAGACGTTGGCGCTGCATATCGAGCGTAGTTGCTGCCACGAACTGCTGTAAAGTGCATCTGCATTTCTAAAGTCCCTCTTCGTTGTCTATGAACGTATCTTTAGCGCCTAAAACGCATTGGTCAATACCTAGTTGTTATTTTTTTTCATCTTCCGTCGAAGGTTGCCAGCTTACGATGTCCCAATCGCTATTCCAGCCCCATGACTTCCAGCGCCACTTACTCGCTTCCACATTCCGTCTTATCTGATTGTTTCGGAACTTTATGTCCACGAACTCGTAAGGTGGCATCCTCCCCATATTTCCTGGCACGGCGACGAACCCAATCTATCTTGTTAAGAGTTTCCAGCGTGATACGATATTTCTTGGCAATGGCTAACCTTTCCTCATCGTGCTTGATTAGGTCAGCGTGGATGCGCTCAACATCGCTTAGTTTTAGTGCTTTGCCCTTGGTCATCGGCTGTAATCCAAATCAATGAACTTCCGGCCACGCTCATCAATCTTCACAATCGCCTTCGCAAATGTGAATGTCTGGTTAAACCATGCTGCGTATTCATCTATGCCAGTTGGCGCTCCGCTCTCACCAGGTGTTGGCTTGGCGTATGCGATGCTGTTCTTTCTCTCGTTCATTTGTTGTATGCCCCTTCTATCAGCTTAACAAAGCTCTTCGGTTGTAGGAGGAAGTCAAAGTCAGCCTTCCAGCCCCTATCGTTTTCTCCACACAGGAACTTTGAATTGTAAATGGCTGCCATCGCAGTGGACCAATCCTCTGCGTCGTATTCCCTGATCCGCGCCTTGATCTGCCTTCGCCTGTTCTCTGTCAGCTTGACGATCTTAGCCAGACCACGATCCCCTGCCAAACTATTCCAAGCCTCAACAACATCATCGACTGTCAGGGCGTCATCGTCAGATGACATATCTTCTTTAATTGGTTGTTGGTTATTGGTTATTGGTTCTTGGTTATTGGTTGGTTGAACGTCTGTTGAACGGACGTTGGACCGACGTTGAGCGGATGCTTTACCAGCGTTGGATGCTTTCTCTGATTTTTGGCGGAAATGCGTTATTTCTGCATCGCAGCGGTCATGCTTCCAGCGGCCATCTTCTTCAACGTAAAAGAAGTCCTCAAGCACCTGAGCTACCTCTTGAACATTAACTCGCATACCGATCTGGCGGGCAACTTCTGCCTCATCGCCATACACTTCACCATCTTTGAGATAGTAAAGGTCGAGCAGCCGACGATAGGCCAAATCCTCCATCAATGAGAGGTGGCGTGTGTGGCTGGCGTAATCGCCGATATTAAATTGAAAATAGTGCATTTGAGCCTCCGAAAACTTGCGGGGCTGGACGCACTGAGATAATAACAGTCATTAGCGTTGCCTCCTATCTAGGCGATGTTAGGGCGGGGAAGTGGAGCGTCAACTCCTGCCTCGCCCGCCTTTAATACCACAACTCAATCGTCGTTAAAAGCGCCATATTTGAACTTCGATCTCTTACGAAGGCCAAGATGATGCTGGACTGTTGAGATGTCCATCTTGAAGTAATTGCCGATCCGCTGCGGTCCCCAGCCTATCTCTTTATGGATAAGGTTCATCATCTCCCTGCGAGCAATCACAACTGGCTTAATCCTAATAGAAGCAAATAGCTGATCCATCGTGAGATTATGCTTTTCCATGATGCGCTTGTGGATGCTCTCCATCTTCTCGCTGACAAAAACAGGCTTATCGACTGTGATCGGCGGGATATAAAGTTCCGGCTCTTTTTCCTTGCGCTCTACCTTTGGCTCGGCAGCCTTTGGTGGCGGAGGAACATATCGGCTGTGTCTAATCGTTAACATTGTCTATTTCTCCCAAGTATATTATTATTCGTCTGCGCTGCTGTGGTGGCGTGGCCGGGTTGAGGCGGTTTTCTCTCCCTTCGTCCGTCTCCCCGGCCTTATTTCCCGCAACTCATACGTCGGAAACAGCGCCTTGAACACAGCCTTTCGGATCGGCCAATCACGGCTATCGACTGCCTTGGCTCCCTTAACGTCCTCAACTATTTCGTTCCCATTTTGGGAATAGCCAAAGTCAGCAAGGTATCCCAAACGCCTGCCGTTGTCGTGTTTGACCTGTCGGCCATCAATAACGAACCAGAACTGGGGCCAGACGATTAGGTCGTCAATCTCACCAGCCGCCTGCATTAGATGTAGCTCATCGCAGCGTTTAGCTTCCATGATGCTATCGTGCTTGTGACCTTCTTTGCAGTAAGCCTTTTTAGCCTTCCACTTTTTCACTTGGCAGCTTTCAATTCGATTATCTCGTCTAGCGCCTGGGCAGCTTTGTTAAGCGTATCAAGTCGCGGGCTTTTATTCCTCCAGTTGGTAAATGATGATGGAGCAATCTTCGCCCTTTCCGCAATCGCCTTGCGTGTGATGCCATTGTATGCGGCCTTGGCGAGTAATTCCCTTACTTGAACGTGCATTTTTATCTCCTTTGTGGAAGCCCGTAGATGGGGATATAAAATTGTCATGTCAACGCATTTTTTTCTATTGCATTATCCATTCTAGGCTTTAAAAGGGTCTGGCTAGAAACGAAGGGAGACTTAGAAAATGTCTAATCACGAAACAATCCTTGCAATCTTAGATGCTGAACGCGGTGAGCCTTATGGCGACACGGCTTCGTTCAAGCTCGGCTATCTCATTCTTATGCTGACAAGCATTGCAGACCACCATCCAGATGTAGCCGATGAGCTACAGGACCGCCTTGACCATCTTAACCGCTTGAAGGGAAATAAATAATGACTGTTTATGCCAAACTGAACGCTGCTCGTGCGGCATTCCATGCCAAGTCACTGAAGAAGTCTGGCAAGAATAGCTTTGCAGGATATTCCTACTTTGAGTTGGGAGACTTTCTCATCCCCGCACTGCAAGTCTTTGAAACTTATGGGCTTTGTCCGATTGTTTCCTTTACCGCAGAGGTGGCGACACTAATTCTTGTAGACACAGAAAATGGTGACACGATAACATTCACTAGCCCGATGGCAGATGCAAACCTCAAGGGAACGCATCCAATCCAGAACCTTGGCGCAGTTGAGACATATCAGCGTCGCTATCTCTACATGATTGCGCTGGAGATTGTTGAACACGACGCCATCGACGCATCCAAGCCTTTGGAAGATGCGCCTGTCAGCAAGGGCATCAGCCGGGATCAACTCGACCAGGTGCAAGACCTTATCGCAGCAACCCAAAGCGATGTTGTCGCCATATGCAAAAAGCTGAAGGTAAACAGCCTCAAAGAGATGACGCAAGAGCAATACGCATACGTCACTGGCGTATTAGAAAAGAAGAAGGGCTAATTATGGAACAGCGCAGCGAAGAATGGTTTGCGGCTAGGTGCGGCTCCCTTGGGGCCAGCCAACTTAACGAAGCTCTTGCCACCACTAAGAATGGCTGGGGAGCATCCAGAGAGAACCTGAAGAACAGGATTATCGCTGAGAGGCTCACAGGAACGCCTACAGAGTCGTTTACTAATGCAGCTATGCAATGGGGCGTAGATCAGGAAGATAACGCTAGAAAGGCTTATGAGGCTCATACAGGCACATTTGTGGATGAGATGGGTATCGCGTTCCATCCTGCCCTGAAGCATACTCACGCAAGTCCTGATGGCCTTGTTGGTGATGATGGGCTTCTGGAGATAAAGTGTCCCAATACGACAACGCATATCGAGACGCTAAAGTCGCAGAAGGTTCCAATCAAATACATGAACCAAATGCTGTGGCAGATGCGCTGCGTAGATCGGCAGTGGTGCGATTACGTTTCGTTCGATCCCCGTCTGCCGCAACACCTACAGTTGTTTGTGAAGCGTGTTGAGCGTGACGATGCAGCCATCGCTGAATTGGAAGCTAAGGTGGCTGAGTTTCTGACTGAAGTTGAAGGTGAGATTGAAGAACTGAACAGGAGATTTTCAGATGACGCAGAATGAACAGGTTTTGTCTTGGCTGAAGAAGTCCCACATCGGCCCAATGGCAGCAATGCGTGAGCTTGGCGTGATGCGTCTGGCAGCGCGGATTAAAGACCTCCGCGACGACGGCCATCACATTGAGATGACTTGGGATTACGTCACTGATCGCTATGGACAGGAGCGTCGGGTTGCACGTTACACATTGAAGGAATTGGCAAATGGCTCTTCCACAGAGAATAAAGACAAAATCGGACAAAGCGGATCGGGGGAAGAGAAGCCCAGCGCATCGAGCATGGGTTCGTGGCTTCGCTTGCTCGGCCTGCGGGTCAACTGAGGCGATTGAGTGCGCCCACGTTCGTAACGGAACAGACGGCGGCATAGGTCTAAAGCCATCCGACAAATGGACGATTAGCCTGTGCAAGACTTGCCATTCCCAGCAGCATCAGCAAGGTGAGGAAACCTTCGCAAAGGCTCATGGGATTAACCTGAAAGCGTTGGCTGAAGAGTTTTTTAGAAACAGCCCTCACAAGAGGAAATTAGAAAATGACAATACCGAATGATGTTCCCGTCTCCGAGCGTTTCCGATTGGCAGCTATGGAGTGGGCAGAACTGGATAACGCAGCCAGGATGCTGGAAGAAGGCAAGACGACATACCTTGCCCAGCAAAAGACGAAGCTTGGCGATATGCCTGAAGCAAAATCAGAGCGCATCGTTAAGTCATCCAAGGAATGGTCGGATTACATCAAGTCGATGGTTCGGTCTAAAACAGCCGCCAACAAAGCTCGTATCGAGATGGATTACCTCAAGATGCGTATGCAGGAATGGATCGCGGCGGAAGCTAATAATCGTGTAGAAAGGAAAATGTGATGGCAGATTTTGTTGTATCTGACGAGACAAGACGTTTGATTGGTAAAATTGTCGAAGAAGAGGATTTGATTGTAATGAATATAGCAGCAGATGAACTCCGCCTTTTGATTGAGCGGATTGAAAATCTTGAAACAGATAAGAAAGCTGTCTCGGAGGATATTCGGGAAGTTTATTCGGAAGCAAAGAGCCGTGGTTTTGATACCAAGATTATGCGCCAGATCGTGAAGCTCCGCACAATGAAGACACGTGAGCGAAAGGAATGGGAAGCCGTTTTAGACACATATATCTCAGCGTTAGGAATGTAAGATGCAAAAAATTGTAATTACAGGCGGACTTGGCCGCGATGCAGAACTGAAGCAAACCAAGTCAGGTGAAGATGTTCTGACATTTCCAATCGGAGCCTCACAGGGCTATGGAGACAGCAAGACGACCAACTGGTATCGTTGCAGCCTCTGGGGCAAGCGGGCGCGTTCATTGCAGCCGTATCTGCTCAAAGGCGCAAAGGTTGCCGCTTCTGGTTCGCTGGTGATCGGTGAATACGAAGGCAAGACGCAGCTTAACATCACTGTCGATGAAGTTGAGTTTATGTCACGCGCTGAGAACGCCCAGAGACAGCCTACAGCGCACGACAAGGCGAAGGCCAACGGATACCAGCCAGAACCATTTGATGACTTGGATACGCCATTTTGATGGAGGATGTCGTGAAGGAATTGCTACCACAAGCTCGCAAGATTGTCGCAAAAGGTTTTCGTGAAAACTCAGTTGTGTATCGCGGCGTTATGGGTGGGCAATGGGATGGCGGAATAGCTATCCAGAAGGCGTTGAAGGATTTAATCAATGGCGGAAAGGCTTATGCCAAGCTGCCAGAGGAATTACCTCCTGAGACGCCACTTAATATCATTGACGACGAATAAAAAAGGTGTAGTTTGGAGCGGCGTTGTTCATACGCTTCTCCTTGTTGGGAAAGGGGTCGGGTTCCGTTGGGGGTGATCCGGCCCTTTTCTTTTATCTAAGGTGTGAGCGCGGCCCTAACTTCTTGCGATGACGCAGACCTGGTTTAGCATGGCGACGCTTCTTGCGCTGCTGTGGTGTCCAGGCTTTTTCTTTTGCGGCTGTTTTAGCCATTATAGACCGCCATCTTGTTGAGGTTGTGTAGCAAGGAGTCCGCCGCCAGCGAGTGCTGGAATTGCGATGCCGTATTTCTTGAGGATTTCAATTAGCGCATCATTGAAGACAACGTAGTTTCTAGTTGCGTTTTCCATTCCACGAGTTCCAGCGTCTTTATATCTAATCCCAGGTATTCCCATTCCCGCAAGAGCTTGAGATAGTTCGGCAGGCGTTGCCTTGTCGGCCTTTATTATATCACCAGCAAACATTGGGTTTCTTGAAGCAAGGCTTAATCTGTCAGCGGCTGCTAACAAATCACTTTCACCAAGAAGTTCCCTAACTTTTTGATTTTGCCCACTTAAAACAGTGTCCCAATCTATAAAATCTTCAGGATTTGCGTTAATCCGCACTTGATACATTGATCCGCCTCCGACGCCTCCGCCGCGTTTTCTTGCAGACAATTCATCTATCGCCGCTTTTTTTATAGCAACTAATCCATCGCGCCTAAATACGTCACCACCACCATTCGGAAGCGACATTAGCCGATCTATTTCAGATTGAGCCTCACTAATTGCATCGTCTATATTTTCGTTTTTTGCGAGAAGTCTATTGGCTGAACTTTTAACTCTTCCAGACAATTCATCTCGATATTTTTTTGCCACTTCCTCAGCTTCAGCAAAATACAAACCATGCCCATAGGCTTGAGCGCCTTCGCCTGTTCCAATCTTGCTGATGTCAAAACGATCAAAGCTATGCGGGCTTCCGTGGTATGCAATAATTCCACGCTCTGCCGCTGTATCAGCAACATCTTTGGCTACTTTTGCAGCCTTACCGCCAGGAACAGCCCCTAAAGCTGCCAGAATGCCTGTTGAGGCTGCGTTGCCAACATTCCCTGCCTGATACGCTCTACGGGCGTCCACAAGGCCTGTCAGAAAGCCCAGAGGAGACATCTCAACGGCAGGAGCAATCTTTGCAGCAAGCTCGTTCCCAAAGCGTGTATTTGGCGTCAAAAGCTGTGCAAGTTCTGTCGCAGCCGATGGCCGTGGTGCGCGGGTGATTGTTCCCGGCAACTTCTGACCAGGCTTAATCTTGCTGACCTCACGGAGATATGGGCTGACATAAGGCTTGGCAGATGAGCCAAAGCCAAGTGCGTCTGCAATTCTCAGTGGTTTCTTGGCCATCAGATCAGCCCTGCTAGAATACCCATAGGTTTAGCCTTTTTGCCGCGCTTCTTTTTACCAAGACCAGATAGCAGAGACGCGAAGTTCTCTTCTGTGGCGGCAGCAATATCAACTTGCTTTGGCGTGTAAGGAGTGGCTGGCTTCAGATCGACGCTCACCGACTTTGCAGCCTTCGGCATCTTAGCTTGAGCCATAAGAGCTTGCGGGCCGACGATATTCACAAACTTTCGGACGTAATCCCGTGTCTCCTTAAAAGGAGGAATGCCTTTATATTTGCGGACATTGCCGGGGCCAGCGTTATAGGCGGCGGCAGCAACAGTAGGGTCTTTGAACTCTTTAAGCTGCTGCTTGAGATAACGGACGCCGCCTTCGATGTTCTGGAAGGGATCGTCAATGTCAACGCCAAGGTCTTTAGCCGTTCCAGGCATAAGTTGCATCTGACCACGAGCGCCAGCAGTGGACGTTCCAGCATTGCGCCCCTTGTTGCTTTCGATCTCATATACAGCAAGTGCTATGTCAGATGGCACACCATGCTTGTCGGCCATTTTAATGACATAAGAGGAATAATCTTTAGCCATTAGCGCCCCTGTGGAATTTTATATGGCCAAACAATGGACTGCTGTCCAACTGCTGGCGCAATTAGTGAATATGGAGTTTTTTGCGGAGTTACTCCACGAGTCTGCATGGCAAGATTTTGCGCGGCAGTTTTAGCTCTTAAATTGCGAGCGCCACTTGCGGCTGCGCCACCCGTCATTGAAATGGCTGTAAGCCACGGATTTCCTGCAGCAGTAAACGCCGCGCCCTGAGCAAACATCGATGTAAGGCCACGCAAATCCTTACTAGGAGCAAAGGCGGCAAGAAATCCAAGCGTATTGTCAGACATTGTGCCTTTGGCTAGGCCGCGAATGGCATCCTGCTCTGATTTGCTGAAGAACCGCATTGACGCCTCACGATTAGCAAGGCGGCGGAACTGTCCTTTTAAATTAGTAGCAAAATTTCCTTCAGCAAGAGATGCTCTATCAATCAACTGCTGGATTGTATCGCTTTTACTCGCCTGAGAATATAATTTGCGAGCCTCTGTAAGGGCGGAAATCCCAGTATTACCCTTGCCATAGCCAGCCATAATATCAACTTTAGGCTTTGCATTTACCACAAAATCATCAAGTGTATTACGCATCATATAGCCTAAACGACGTTCATCACGATCAAGGCTATTTGATGCTGTATTGATAATCCGCCGCAATTTTTCAATGCGAGGCAATGAAACTCCACCAGATGCAGCCGCATCCGCTGCCACCTTTTCAACTTCATCAATGGCAACTTTAATCCTTGGGTGAAGCCCAGGAACATATTCAAAATTATCACCCAAAAGTTTGGATGTCATATCTTGAGCCATTTGCTGAATGTATTGCGGCCTAAATTTAACTCCAGCTTGCTCTGCTTTTGTATACGCCAGCGACGCACGATCGCGAATATCCTGAGCCGTAGGAACCTTTTGTTTTGGCATCATAAGTTTTCCGCCAATCGCTCCACCACCGAGGGATGCAAGTGCAGCAAGCCATGGATCAGCACCGGCTTCAGTAGCGGCCTGTCCGGCAAAACCAGCGCTTCCTCCAGCCACCGCCTGCATCGCAGGATTTTTTGCAAGCTCACTAACCACGCGAGATGTGGTTGGCCCTGTAACGACAGGAGCAAGATTGCGAAGCGCAAGTGGCTGCACACCAGCAGTTGTCAAAGCCCCAGTTGTTGCAGACAAAAGACGCTGACCAGAGGTTTGAGGCCGCTTTCCAAATCCAATATTGGCGAGCCGCTCACTGATTTGCTGGGATGGCAATGGCACAGTTCTACCGCCAAATAACGGAGCAAACGCATTATATCCAGCAGTAGCAATATCTCCTAAGCCAAGAGCTGCAACACCTCCAGCCGCCCCAATCGGAGCGCCTATTCCAGCAAATGGCGCGCCAGCAGCGCCTCCGGCAAGAGCAGCGGTGGCATACGGAGATGCCCCATAAACAGCGGAGCCAGCATAATCAGATAATGTTTCAGGAGGCTCTTGGCCCCGAACGCGAAGAAGTTCAGCAGCCAATATGCTAGCGCCTTCACTGTCTCCAGCCGCATCTGCCTTTTTAAGTGCATCAATAAGCTGCTGCTCTGTTGCCATTACTTTCTTCCATACTTCAAGAGGAGCGCATCAACTTCAGAACTTGATTTATTTGCGCGGCCCATCAGGCGCGCTAAATCATTATTAAATTGCTGATCAGTAAAACCAAGGGCGCGGTTTGCTTTTCTAGCAGCATCAATTACTTCATTTGCGCTTCGGACATTAAGTTCATCACTAAGATCAATGCCAAATTTTGGCAAAACAGAACCTGCAATGATATTTGTTTCAAAATTGGTCATTGGCGCAAATGGGTTTTTCCCACCTGTCTTTTTATACATATCGACGACAGCGCCAAACGTCCCCTTTTCTTTTAGGTTGTCAATTGCTGCCTGAGCATCTTTTGTAGCCGTTGCCCCTATTGGCAATGCCGCAAATAGTGGGCCAAATGTCCCTGTCCCAGTAAATGCTTTCGTATAGTCCTTAATCTGCATAGCAAGACGGGCCTTCTTAAGGGCCTCCTGCCTTGCCTCCTCTCTAAGTTCAGGAGTTAATTTTGTCACTGGAGGAGGCTGAAATTCCTTTCCATACGGTCTAAACTCGTTGGTGACAGTATTAACCTGCCCAAATACGCGCCGACCATCAGGATAATCACGAACCTCGTCTTTAAATGTTCCACGCGCACGAGTCTCCTCGCGGGTAACATCTCCACGAAAACTTGGCTTATTCTGCGTGGGAACGGGAGCCTCTTGAGGACGAAGTGCGTTAAAATTTAGGGTCTTACCCATTTACTTCATTTCCTTCTTCATCGAACGTAACACTTGTTCCATCTTTATAGGTCACAACTGTTGTCCCATCTGAGAATTGCTTGTATTTTGCTCCAGGGGCATCTGTATAATCTCCAGAGCCTGTGACGACAGGTCTATTCCTAGGAATAAATCTTCCTAATTTTTCAGACCATTGCCCAGGGCCTTCTGGCTTGTTTTGCTGAATAATAAAATCTGCAAATTTCTCTGGAGACATCAGAGCAATAGCACGAGCCAACTGCGGATTAGTCTGTGCAGCTTGTCCAACATATTCAGCTTTCAATGCATCGGTCTGCGCTTTTTCAGCGGCAGCTTTCCGTAACTCTTGGATTTGCAATGCACCCTGAACTTCACCCAACTTTTGCTGTTGAATGCTCTGCAAAACCTGTTGTGGGCTTGTTTGACTTCCGCGAGACACAGACTTTAACAATGCGCCAAGGGCTGATAGCTTTTCACCACCACTTAGCGTTCCGCCGAGTTGGCCACTCATAATCTGAAGCATTCTGTTTGTCAGATCAGGAGCGCCAGTTTGAGGAACTTCAACGCCATAAATTGGATTAAGCGCAGAAGCTGCACCAATTTTTGCGTTAGTTGAAGCGCGTCCAAGCACATTACTAATGTTTTGTGAAATTTCCGCGTCTGAGCCGCGTGGGCCGAAAATTCCAAATGGATTGATTGCCATAATTAAATCCCTAGAATGCTTTTGAATAGATTAAGTTTCTGAGCATCATTGCTGAACAAGGACTTAGCTGCTCCAGCGACGCCAAGAATATCGCCAGCCGTTCCAAGGAAGCCCTGACCAGGCGCTGTAGATGTTGTTGACGAAGATGTCGTCGCAGGAACGCCAGCAATTCCAGACTGAAGGATTTTAAGCTGCTCAACAGGATAGCCACGCTGTGCAAGGAAGTCCTGATAGGCCAGATCAAGGTTCTGCTGCGCCATCTGACGCTGCGCCTGACCAGCACCAGCCAACATCTGCTGACGGGCCTGCTCCTGAGATAGTGCTTGTGCGCCGAAGCCAGCCAATGCGCCAGCGCCAGCAAGCTGTTGTGATGGCAACTGAGAAGCAAGCCCAGCAGCCTGACCATATCCCTGCTGATACAGGTTAGCCAGCGTCTGAGCGGTGTTCAAATCCTGTTCGCCAGCAAGTTGTGCTTCGTATACGCCACGGCGCTCGTTACCAAATGCACGAGAAGCAGCCAGAGAGGCCTTAGTTGCTGCATCACGCTCTGCACGAGACTGAGCAAGGCGGCGCATTGTCGCGTCTACCACGTTCTCCTGATACGGAGACATGAAGCCTTGGACATTCTGCTGGAATTGGGCCGGAGAGTAACCAGCGGCCCTCTGGGCGGCCTGTGTGGCTTCTTCAAGCTGCGGAGCGCCTACACGGCCAACAGCGGCTTGTTCTGCCATCTGGAAGGCTTGCTGTTCCTGCGGGCGGAACTGGGCAACTCGCGGCCCCTGATAAGCCTGATACGGGATCGAAGACACTTGCTGTGCGGCCTGAAAGCCACGGGTCATCAAATCCTGAACAAATGGGTTTAACTGCTGCGTTGTTTGCTGCGTTGCAGTCTGGCCGCCCTTAGACATACTTAAAGCTCCTTAGCGATTGTTGTGCAAACCTCTTGCCACCCATCGCTCTCGAATATCTTAACCCAACCTCGTCTACCAGATATTGACATAGAATTACAGCCAATAGTTGTAGCATACGCTCTTATCGACTTCTCCATTTCGAGAAGCTCTTCTAAGTCTCCGCCAGCAAGAAAGATGTGCATCGTCTTCTGCTGCGGATATATCTGTATCTCAGTTACAACAGCCGACTTTTCACCCGGCCAGAACTGAAAATTCCCTGTTACGATGCCATCCCAGATGTCTTGGATGGTATGCGTCCCCTTAGTGTATTCCAACGCCGCTTCGATATACGGCTGGCAGCGCATAAACTCTTCGACCATTACTACTGCACTTGCATCACTGACAAAAGACACGATGGCGCAGATGGAGCGAATGCCGTTGCGGGAGAGGCATGAAGCTCAAGGTTCGTGCTATCGGCGGCCCACATCAATTCAATATAATCGCCAGCAACTAAAGAAAAGAAGTCATCTCTGCCTGACGCCATGTGACCGCCGTTAATGTCGCTCGTTGACAAGAACGTGCTTGCGGAAACATCAACGCCATTTTTCCTGAACCAAAAATACACGGTTTTTGCGCTGCTGTTGTTGGATAGAACTGTGAAGTGGGCTGAGAAATTATAGATGCCAGCTTCCTCCACAACAATCCGAGATGCAGGAGAGCCGATTGAAACTTTGTTGCTTTCTTCGGTTGTGTCAAACGTAATCGCGTAAGCCGTATTCGTCGCGGCAGGAGATACGCTGGTCGTCTTCTTAAACTGGCCGTAGAAGCCTTCGTAAATCAGCTTTGCTGGCGCATAGATGCCAACGTCCTGACCCTTCTCGTAAAGAGTGTTGGAATAAAGCTCTATAAGGCGGTTCCGCTGCGCTTCATACGCAGGGTTATATGTGCCTGGAGGTGGCGGTAGTTTAATGCTCACCTACGGCCCCCAGCGATTGCATTCAGACGCTGCGTCCCAACTCGCCAATCAGTTGGCGTTGCACCAGTGGTGATCCGCATCTTAACTTGACGGCCATTAAATCGCACTGAGGTTGGCTGTGTCAGGCTGTAAGGTCCATAAGATGTTTCCGCGCTGTTTGGATAGTAGCGCGTCTTAAATGTTGCCACAACGCTGCCCTGATTGCGCTGGTCTGGAATTAGCTCATTGACATACATGATGTTGTCGCCATTTCCGATCTGCACGGGGCCGCTTTCCACAAACGGGCTTGCGCCGCTGTAGTTCAAACCAATCTCATGGTCATAGATAAGGTTATCTGTGCCAATCATAATTGGATTACGGAATACGCTACGGTCAGTGCCAGCGGTCCGCGCAAGTGTGCCGATTGTCCAATGGTTTTCGAGATAGTCCCAAGCAACGTAGCTATCGTTCTCGTTTGAACCAGCGGACGGATAGAACCACCAAACCTCATTATATTGAGCGTTATTAACCGCATAAACCTTGGAGATTTGGTTCGTATTGATGTTATTGAAGACGTAATCGTAAACTTCGCATGGCAACGGCTTCACATAGCCATCATAAATGTGAAAGCCCTTCTGCCCCATCCAGACAGCCATATTATCAAGAACGGCAACGCAGTTTGCGGACGCAGCACCACAAGCGCGACCAGCCATTTCAGCCTGATAGACAAAAGGCTGACCAACATACGTCAGCGTATGAGCGTCTATGTCAGTCAGGATTAGGTTCTGACCACGAACACGTTTCGCTGTGATAATACGCCCAGATGTCTGGAGTTTAATGCTACCAGCAAGATTTGTGGAAGAAGGCGTCCACACCGTGTTATTTTCTAGGTCTGACCATGCAACAGTGCGGGCATCACCAGAAGCTCCAAGCGCAAACAATGACCGTTCAGTAGTCACAAGAAGCCCAATGCAACCTGTTGGTGCATTTGTGATAACGGCAGCCTTGGTCGGAGTTGAGTAGTCCAACTGCCATTCATACAACTTGCCATCAGATGTAGCGCATCCAACGAGATACTCACCCCAAGTATCGAGGCTCCACGTTGTTGCGGGCGTTACAGAACCAGTATCAGGGCGAGGTGTGCCGTAATAGCCAACGCCGTAAGTGCTAATCCCGTAACCAGCGCCTGTAGAAGCATTGTCAGACCCCGCAGTAAAGCTAACGGGTGTAATATCTACCAAAATATCTGATTGCGTAACAGCATATAGTTTTGATGACGTTCCCATCGCCATCAAACGCACATTGCCGTTTGTTTTCCATGTAAGAAGAGAACGCGCCTTGCCAGTTAGCGCGGCAATGTCTCGCTTTTCCCACCCGCCGACAGGCTCCATCGCGCCTTCTGTCCAGCGCACAAGGTTGGCATCATACCAGCGACCAGCAGACTGAAGCTCAGTGCCGCTGCGTAATATGCCTGGTGGAATGTTCAGCGGAATAAGGGCCATAGCTACTCATCATCAGAAGGCGTGAACTTGAATATTATCTCTATATCACCTTCTTCTTCGTTTTGCCATGCCTCTGCCATTAAGGCCGCATAAGCAATCGCATCCTCTGAACTATCCTGATGCCACTTATCTGTTTGGGCTTGTCGCGCAAGTTTCAAGAGCAGCATAAACATCCACCCTTCCTGCTCAGACAGTATATTCCCTGTTAGCACGTTAAACGCTGCCACAGTTCGGCCCATGCTTCTCTCACCTTCAGGGCTGTCGTAATCCTGCGCTCTTTCGAGCATCAAGTCGGCTGCACGTTCAAGAAACTCAATCGCTGAGACTGCCATCTTCACTTGCTCCGTTGTATATACATTCGCCCCGGAAATACGCCTTGTCATCAATCACCTCGCAAAGCTCTGGTGGAAGCAGCATCCCATCCTTGAAAGTTAGGACTGCAAATCCCGATGTGTGAGGAGAAGGATTATTCTCAGCGTAATCAAACTGCGGTCCGTGAGGATTGGCAAGCGTTCCAGTATCCACACCCCAGCGACGGCCATTATAGTCCGCCCAGGGCGTCACAGCGAGGCGATGAAGGTGTCCAGTAACGATTGTCTTCCCAGACTTGAGAGCGTTGTTATACGCAGCGTGGATGCCGTTGTGATAACGATGCTTAATCATAACATCATCGTTGACTGTCAGCGACCAAGCAAAATCCCAGCGGTCAAACTTATCTTCTAAACGCTCGACAACGCCTTCATATTCTGGAGCGTTCGTAATCAGCGCACGGTCAAAGCGGGCATCATGGTTCCCGACATTCCAGAACGTCTGACAGCCTTTGGGGATAATCATCTCAATGTCAGCCATGCGTTCTTGGCAAATCTCAAGCTCACCGCGAACAGATGGCAAATCAGCCCAGCCAATTGGTGCGTGGCGTGACACCCTAGCGCCATCAAACAAGTCACCATTAGCAACGACAGCAACTGGCTTTAGGTCTTTAATGAGAATATGAAGGGCTTCATTTGCAACCGTGCGCTGGTGATCCGGCCACCAGTGGGCATCTGAGAACACAATAACGTTTCCATTGTGGACGCTCAGATTGTTTTGGCCCTTATACGAACGGCCAACATTATCTTTTGACCAATTGCCTTTAGCGGTTCCTCGTGGAATGCTTTTTAGGATAATGCCACGGCCAGCAAGAGCGTGACGACGGGCGTAGATATTCCGCTCGGTTATACCTGTCATTTCGTGCATTCGGCGCGGGCTGCCGTCTGCCTCTTGCCACATTTTAACAAATTCTTCGTCGCTAACTATGATGTTAGGCATCGCCTATCTCCCTCACTTTGACTTAGCGGCCTGCGTCCAAGCATCAACAGTCATTTTGTGCCTTAGCGCACAATCACCATACTTGGCAATTATTTCTACTTCCCAGATAGCGCGTTCAGGATCGGTGAGTGTGGAAGGCGGATTTGGAAGAGGTGGGCAGTTACTTGCTAGGTTCGCTGGAGGCAGCGGCATTGGCACGATTGACACCGCCTTCGAGCAGCCCGACAACACGAGGATCAGGAATGCAATCAGCAGGGACAGCAGGCAAAGTCTTATATATCTCGCGGATTGTTTCTCGCTCTCCGGCGACCACCACATCGGCTTTATCTTGCTGTTCTTGGTAAAGCGAAGAAACCTCATCTATCTTTCCTTGCATCTGCTGGCGTTGCTTTTCAGCTTTTTCCAGAGCTTTGGAATACGCAGCATCACATTGCCAATCCTTGACTTTCCATCCGGCTGCGAGGCCAATAACAAGAGCGCCTGCCGCCACATAGCCCATGATCGGATTAAACGGGAGCATTTGCCAAACACCCTTTCATGAGAACCAAGAGTAGAACTTCTTTGTCTTGGCCTTGCGGTCATCGAGGCCATGCGTCCCACCATTGATGCGCTTAGTTAGTGCAAGGATGGCGGCGTCGTTTACGCCTTGGTCGCAAATGGCCCACAGCTTGTTCTTGTCGAAGAACCACAATGCGCTTTCAAAAGCCAGTTCGGTTGCTACCAGATCAGGGTTCGTCATGATGTCAGGACGATTGATATAATTTGCAAACGCTTGGTAGTTAGCCTTGCCAGTTAATTGCAAGGCCCCTCGTCCTTTGTATGCGAAACCTTCGCCCGACACTTCGTCACCATTGCCCATGCGGCTTGCATATACCCGATTAGCAATCTTTTTTGGCTGTCGCTCATACGCTCTAGCCATTGCATCAGTAGGGAAATATTTTCTAAAAATACCGCGAAGCCCTTTTGCGCCATAATTCAGGTTCTCCGAAAAAGCCCTAAAGTTGCCGCTTTCGTGAGCGCACTGGGCGAAGAAGTGTGCAGCGCGGCGTGGTGTCAGCTTGTAATATCTCATCGCGGCTTTAAGTGTGCCGGGACCAAGCGCTCCGTCAGGCGTAACTCCGATCTTCTTTTGCAGTTCAATCAGGCTCACTTGTCCTGCCCCTTATTCCACAATTCAAACAGCGTCTTGATCTTCTCTTCCGTTACGCCCAGCCGCACATCCATCTTGGCAAGGATGATTGTAAGCGAAATGAAAGCAAGAACGACGGGCCAGAGTTGACCGATCAGTTCAACGGTCGAGAGATTGCCCGCCATTACTGCCCCGGATTACGCCAATTCGGAAAGTCGTCTTCGTCAACCTTGCCGTCATCGTTGTTGTCGTAGCGAAGATCGTTGCGATACATTTCCCACGGCTCCATCTCGTCATCGTCATCCAACTCAACGGCTGGGGCTGGCGGTGCGGGTGGCGCTACTGGTTCAGGCTCAACGGGTTCAACAGGCTCTTCCTTGTCACGCGCATTGGCGTTCAGGGAGAGGCCACCAAGCAAACCAACAAATGCACCGATGATGGTCTGGAACGCAGGGTTGATTGTCTCAAGGATGGCCGTGCTATCAACCACATCATTTGGCACGAATAGGCCGACGACCAGCGCCATAACCACCACAAGGATAACGGCTGCCAGCGTTACAATGGCGACGCGGATAACGAACTCAACGGTATCGTTCACGCCCTCGGCCTTGCTCTCAAAGTCGTTTAGAAAGCTCATCTGTCTGCCTTATTGTCCAACTTGTCTTCAATCCGGCGGAGGTGCATCATCACCTCATCAAACTTCTTGTCGATGGCGTTGAACTTCTCGTCACCATATTCCAGCTTTGTTTCCAGAATAGCGAGACGATTGCTTAACTGCGTCCAAACGCCAATGATGGCAAAGACGCCAGCAATCAGGGTGAGAAGAGTATCAATGCCGAATGACATATCCATCAGGCTGGCTCACTCGGCCAAACGATATTGAAAGGGTCTTCCTGATTGGTGATGTCGCGCAAGGCTTGGCGATAGGTTGCCCAATCAGCTTTTTGCGCTGTTGTTAGCGGCGCGTCAGGAAGTTGCGTCCAATCAGATTTGGACAATTTCATGCCACGCAAACTACGAACAGTCCGCCATTGGGCAGCAACTCGCTCGTCAATTTCTTCTTCGCTGGCATTTGAAACAACCCAATTTTGCACCCAATTCGAGCCATTTTTAACAGGCTGGCCTTCGGTGACATTCTTGGTGTGGTCAACTTCTGGATAATCAGATGGATGAACAACGACATATTCTTCGGGCGGGACAAAATCCACGGCAAAGCTGACGTTTGGATAACGCAGCCGGATGTCGCCTTCATAAAGCGGATATTCCGCAACCTGTTCGTTTTCAATTCGTGCATAACTCATGGGATGATTGCCCCTGTCCAAGTGATTGTGCCATTATTCCAATTTCCAGCGGTGTATGGATAATCACCCATATTACCAATGTCGTCGCTAGTCGAATTTGAAACGCCGCGAGTTCTTAAGACTTGAGTAGCAGTTCCAACAGCATAGGTATAAATTCCGTAGGTTCCAGTTAAAGAGCCATCTCCCGGCAATTTCGCAACCACTACGTTTGAACCACATTGCGTTTTGATATAAATGCAATCGTTAGCGCCGACAACAAGACCATATCCAGCATCACCAGCCGCAGTCCCGAAACTTCTTTGCCAAAGCAAAGTGCCAGTTGGACTGTATTTGTAAATCAGCGCGTTGCCTGACAATGAGGCAATTGCAAAAACATTCCCACCGCTGTCAATCGCCACATTATTGACTTGGCTGCTAGTGTAGTGATTTTGCCAGATAACGCTAGAAAGGTCGGCACTAACTTTTGAGACATAACCTCTGCCTTCAGATAACCCGCCGACGATAAAAGTGTTGTCAGGATTAACCGCAACGGATGTCAAAAAGTCGATGTTATCCAGATGCTTTCTGTTCAGTATAACCCCTGTTGTTGGGTTTATAATGACAATTTCGCCTTTAGCACCGCCAGCCCAGACCGAGCCAACAGCAACAAGATTGCCGTTCGGCATAAGTGCGACATCATAAAAAGCTGACGACCACTCAGTTTGATAAACAATTGACCAGCCCATGCCGGCATCATTCAATCGCGCAACCCAAGGACAAGAAAAGCCTGTCGGCTCTCCTTCAACAATGTCAATCCATTGGCCGCAAATATAGACAGTTCCACTATAAATTCCTGCGCCTGATGCGGCGTAAACGCCAAGACCAATTGTGCCGCCCGTCCCTCTCCAAAAGTGATTGCGATAAGTTTGGTTGGTTGCAAAATTAACGCCATAAATTGGCGCGATAAGATTGTCATTCCAACCAGTTGCATGGCAAGTTTGACTGCCCCGCATATCGCAAGCGCGACCAACATAAAATTGACCGCTGCCGCCAAAATTCTTTGTTCCTTGCTGAATGCCAAGGCTGCTTAACTTAGTCATAAAACCAGCGGCGCTGGACGAAACGCGGCCAGTGAAATGGATGTTTGTTTTCGTGTCATCAATCGCCATCTTGCCAATGTCGCAAGTGCAACCAGCATTTGGCGTGGCAATCCAAAAGATGTCGCTTTCGGACTGCCCCATAAGGATGCGTTCAAACATTTATTTGCTGTCCTTCATCATCTGGACGCCGCGCCACGTTGTGCCGCCATCGTCAGTGATAAAGCCAAGAACATCAACCCCAGATGCGACTAAGGTCGGCGCTGTGCCTCCGGGCCATTTCGTGCCAGAAAACCAAGTCTGCGTTCCTGTGCCGCCGTTGGTGAGTTCAAGGATGAATGTAAAAGCACCCGATGCCGGGACGTTAGTCGCTGTCCATGTGAGCGCACCAGATGCAGTCTTGATGAAATAATTACCCGCGCTGCAATTAATGGCAGACGCAGCAACTGAGACAACAGAACTTTTATAGGCATCAATGGTTTTATTTGTGATTGTCTGCGTATCAGTTGTGCCGACAAGCGCGCCTGATGGAGCGGTGAGAGACGTATTCCACGCGGTTCCCGTGGAAACAGCAACACCCGCAGCAGGATATGCCTGTGCAGGGATTGTAATTGTCTGCCAGCTACCGTCACCCCGAAGATAGGTTGTGGATGATGGGGTTCCAGTTGCACTGATATCCCCAACCACAAAACCTGTTACCGTAGCGTCGGTTACATTCAACGTCCCCGCAACGGTAAGCGTCTTTCCTGTTCCGACTTTTAAACCAACGCTCGTCCCTGTGCCAGCGGCAGCAAAGAGCGCATCAAGCGTATCTAGGTCGGTATTGAGCTTAGTTCCCCAAGTGTCGGCGGAAGCGCCAACTTCTGGTTTTGTAAGTCCAAGATTAGTCGTTGTCGTATCAGGCATATCTTACCTCATGCTGCTTCCAGATATTCTGGGAAGCCTAAAACCGTCCAAGTTTCTGCTGTATCAGAAATTGGCGTCCATGTCTCTGATGTAATTGGTTGCGGTTCCCATTTCTTCGTCCCGACCACCGTAACGGTAGATACGCCAGTTATTGTCGTAGAACCGATACGCACAAACCCAGCACTGACAGAGACGCTCGATGCTGCCGTTGTAGGCACAACTCCCGCTGCCGTGATATTGGCAGAAGCAGTTACCGAAGAAACGCTTATAGACGCCACTTGACCGATAACGGATGTGCCACCAGCAACAATAACCGTAGATGCTGCAGAAACAGCCACAGAGCCGTCCACAACGCGAACAGCAGCAACTGTGGTAGTTGATGTCGCGCTTACCGCCACAGCGCCGTCCGTGCGCTCTCCAGCGGAGATTGTAACGGTAGAGAATGAGTTACTCTCTAACGCTGCATCTTTGACAACAACGGCAGAAGCAGTTGTGGTAGCGGACGCAACTACAGAAACCGCACCCTCAATGGGGTCGATCCCGTAGTTTCCTATTCCGTATAGGCCGCTACCATAACCAGCCATATATTAGTCCAGCGTAATGTCGAAATCGCCAGCAGGAATGCGGAACACATCGCCACTGTCAATCGTCTTGGACGTTGCAAGGCCGCCGTAGGCCAGCATATTGCCGCCAGTGGACGCATCAAACAGCGCAGCGTAGGTGATTGTCCCCCACGATGCAGAAGCTGTCGGAAACTCTACCGCAGCCGTGTTAGAGGCAAGGTTAGCCGCAACCGTGAATGCTGCCGTCTGACGAGCGTATGAACCTCCAGAAACTTCCGTTCCAGCGCCACCTTCGCCTGGGTTAGACGTAAACAGGCCAACATACAGAGTTGCAGGCGCGGTATAAGGTGTCGCACCGAAAACGTGCAGAAGAACCTTGTTTTCAAGATAGTTAGAGAAAGACATTTAATGCTCCTTACGAAAAAGACCGAATACGCGGGACAAGTTTGCTGTTGCCAATTCTAGCACGTTCGTCAGCAATTTTCATGTCATTTACCAATGTCTGGTAAAGTCCTGCCCAAACGCCCGTGCGCTCATCTTCCTTCAGATATGGAGCGGACTGCACCAAAGTCGCATACAGGTAGATGTCTGGAGCCTCTGTAAGCAGCCAGTTTGTTGGCGCTGCGTCGCTAAGTGCTGGGATTTTGCCGTAATACAGCAACTCACCCGTATATGAGCCATCAGGAGCAGGGAGAACCTGAAACTGCTGGCCCACCATCGTGAAGAACATCGGCTGGCCGCTAGTGATGTAGACCTGGCTGTCCTCAATCATCTGTTCAGGCGTCACATAAACCAATGGCGTGATTGGGTTAGTGTTCAAATGAAAGCGGATGTTCTCCATCCAATCAGACGGAACAGCGAAATACGGCGTATCCAGAGTTGCATCTGCACGAACCACCATCTTGCGGTGGCGGATTTGCCTATTCATCTGCGCCTCTGCCAACGCGATGAAGTTAGGAATAGCCGAAGTTAGGTCGGATCGGTTGAGCCAATCTCCAACTGCGGTTTTCAACTCTGAATACGTCGTGATCGCCATTAGATAGTTCCCGGCCTTGTGCGGAACGCTCTGTTGTCAGGGTCGTTCAGCCATTTCGCCATTGCCTTCTGGTCATTCAGAATGCCTTGACGCTCAAGCTCGTAATACACTGAAAGCGGAATGCTGCCAACCTTCGTCCACTCTCCCCAGCGTTCAGGTGCAGCGTTAAATTCAGCCTTATTGGCTTCGATGATTGCAGTAACATCCTGTTCCTTCTGAATGACTGCCTCATCTTTGTCAGCGTCATAGTGGAACGATGTAACGATGCCTGTAAGGTTGCTATCGTCTGCAATGATACGTTTAGACATATTCCCTCCAAAGAGTTAGGGGAGAGGTCGAAACCCCTCCCCACCCTTGTAAAGTCTTGATTAGCTCGTGGTCAGATCGGCTACGATCCCATGAGCTGCCTGTGTGTTGACCTTCAGGCCATATTCCACAAGCATCAGGCGCTTTTCAGCGTCGCCCGTCTTCGCCAGTTCCATCTGCTGGATCGGACGAAGGATTGCCAACGAGGCGTAATCGGGGTCGATGATGAACGCATCACGGTCACGCTGGAAGCGGTTCGGAACGATGTTGATCGTGCCAAAGTCGGACACATAAACGTCGGCAGCGCCGATGATCTGCGCCTGCTGACCAGCCGGAACGTCACGATAGCGCGTAGCGATACCCGTGAATGCCGAGGCAGCCGTCTTGTTGAACGGACCAACCATGAGCATCTTGGGAGTGCCACCCGAAGTCCAGACGCTCTGAACAACAGTCTTCAG